CGGAGGCGGAGGCGGCGGCGGAGGCGGAGGCGGCGGCGGAGGCGGAGGCGGAGTTGGCGGCGGCGGCGGAGGAAGATGACGACGACCTTGACCCCGTCGGGAAGGAAGCTGTCAAAGATTATTTGGAGAAGGAGAAGGATAAACTCCGTGAGATTACGCTCAGTAATTTTACGATCGGAAAGCTCGATAATTACGAATCTTATCTTGAGACACATAATGATGGAGATGATGATGGAGATGATAAGGCGACTCCCGCCGCGATGAAGGAGGTGAATGAGATTATAGGTAACTGGAAACTTGTTATTAATAACCAAGACGAGGCAGGCGATGCACTTTATAAAGCAATAAAGAATAATGAATCGGCAGCAGCAGCAGCAACAGCAGCAAATCGAGATTACGATGAACAGGTGATGGTCGGTGGTGCACGCAAGACACATAGAAGACATACACACAGAAGACATACACACAGAAGACATACACACAAAAGACATACAAATAAAAGACACCAATATAGACAAAAAGGCCGTAAAACTAGATCAAAAAGACGCCGGCATAGAAACAAGAATAAAAGAAAGACAAATAGACGTTAATCTCTAGAAAATTAGTTATATTATTTTAGATAATAATACAAGAATATAACTTATTCTAATCCTCACTCCACCCCACCTTTCATATAGGTTTCTTGGCAAATCTCTCTAACTGCGCTTTGTAAACCGCGGGTTTCTTCCAAAACATCGATCGTTGCGCTTTTCACTACCTGGACATACTCCTCGCTATTTAGCGTTTTTTTTCCTTCTTGACATGTCAAATTTTTAACCAGAGGGATATGTTTTTTGGGATAGAGAGCGAATAGCACCTTTAAGTTTTTCATTTCCAACATCTTTACTCCACTCACCCTCTTCTTTCACATATAATGTTTTTCGTTTAATATCTGTACATTGAATGGGTCGTTTAATCTGCTCGGTATTTTGTAATTCTTTTAGGATTATATTTTTCGTGCTATTTAACAACCCTTCATTCTTTACAGATATTAAATCTGACAATTGCAATCGGTCTGCACACAAGCCGGGGGAAAGTACCCAAGGCCCTTTCCAGTGGCGGCAGACGCAAGAGCCGCGGACGCAAGTCCCGCAGAAGCAAAACTCGCCGGCGTTAAATTTATATAATAGTTCAAACTAGAAGATTTAGTCCCAGAAAACAATCTAGAGGTCGTTTACAACATAAACACTATATTATACCCATCGTAGAAAAATAAAAAGACACCGCAGAAGAAATATACGCACACGCCGGAGAACTCGTCGTCGGTAAGTTTAGAGCATATACACTAAAAATAATTGTGAATATATATAATATTTATTATATATATTATGACGTATTCCTCCTATAGTAATTATTTAGAATATAAGAACCATAAGAAAAAAGCGTATGCTTGCAATAATATTTTTTCTTCGTATGAAAGATACAACCGCACCCTGAATTGTAATCGAGCCTGGTGGACCAACGATGGGTTAAAAAAACGCATAGCAAATTCACCCTGTAAAGCATTGGCGCCAACTTTAACGCATTTGCGTTTCAGCGACAATAATGATGATGATAGTGCACCCGGTCCTAATTCCAGTATAGAATTCTGCTGTAAAAGTTAAAATACAATATTATCACTGATCCACTTATTTATTTGCGATTGTATCGGATCCAGCATTATATTTAATCCCGTTAAGTATGTTTCATAATTTTCGGGATTTTCCACAATCAACAAAATAGCATTGTTAATAAGATCAATATGATGTGGTTTATATATTTTAGTAATCTCGATAAATATATCATCAATAGAGCTTTTTTCGTCGGGATGATCGTCGGCTTTATTCGCTTCTTTCTCAAAAACTTCGGGTTTTTCTAACATTGTTCTATACATTCTAAGTGTGTGTAATAAAGCATTTTTGTCACTATCCGAATAGGTTTGGATTAATTTGTCTATCCCATTTTTACTTAACTCTATTAATTTATGAAATAACAAACCCCCCTTTTTTGTACTACCAATATCACTCGTGGTATAAAACTTATTAAATCTCCTTATAACATTAAATAAAAAGTATAAATCATCACGTGCGTCGTGGTTATAGGAGCGAAATAACCCCTGTGTCCATGTTGGTGGCTGGACATACAACAGATTATTAGAGATGGATAATTTAGTGCCTTTTGGGCAAAATGATAATAAGGCTAGTTGTGTAATAGCTTGCAATGGTTCTAATATAGTTTCAAAACGTTCTTTCTTTTTTTCTGGGCATACCGCTGAATACAATGATTGAAAAACAGCCATATAATCTACTTATTACTTTAAGGATAGCTTTATATTATATTTTATTTTTGTAAAAAAATATTTGTAGAAATAATATTTTTGTGATAAGGTAATTTATATTTATGACACCAATTTTTGCATTTCTGAATGTTCGATTTTTTGAGCAGCTCTAGTTTTTCGGTTGTATTATTTTCAATTAAATTAATGGTATTGGCGATACATTCCATCTGCTGCTGTCCACAGGTGGCATTACACTCTTCTATTTTAACATTTAATAAATAGGGTAAAGGGATGTTATGGATACTAAACATATTATCGATATTTTTATTTTTATATATTTTTAAAAACTTTTGAAAAAGCGGTTCGCGATCGGTGTTGCTAATTCGAAAATTTTTACAAACTATATATTTTTCAGAATTTGCATGTCTGCTGGTATATGGTTTAACATAATATACGTGTGTATACAAAATAGAGAGCAGATGTATTAAATTTACCGAAATATTAGTGAACGTATCAAAAAACTTAATAATAAAAGTACCCCCTGTTTTTTGCATAGAAATTGCAAAAGCGATTTGGCAAAAAATTAATTTTGAACTAATTTTTTCTTGTTTGTTAAAATCAATAGAAAAATCAAAACCACCATCGCCGGTTATTAAATCAATGGTGTTGCAATATTTATGATAACAATATAATAAATTTTCGGGATTGGTTAAATCACCTTTATTATCTTTTCCATATTCAATATTAATATTTTTACATTTTTGTAAAAGATCTTTTGTTTTGCACCATCCGGGTATACTTGGGTCATCTTTATCAATTAATGTCATGCCGTAATAGGTATCGTCTTTATTATATCCAGAACTATTGGTTTTTCGCATATCTGAGATAGCTTCAATGAAACCACCGGGACCTTCTGCCAAATGAAACGTTTTCATAGCAGAAGGCATGTCTTTTAGTATAGACAATAAATTACATATTTCAATTAATTTGTAATATGACCTAGATAGCGGCTTTAGTTTACAGATAGACAAACTGGTGCCAGGCACCGGTGTGTGTATATATTCATAAGGATTGGTATATTTTTTGTAGCGGTCCCATTCTGTTGGACAATTATCGATTTCACCCTTGATGATGTTTAAATATTTATAGAGTGTAATGTTTATGATGGGTTTTGAAACTTCATCCACACACTCTTTTAGTTCAATATATTTATCAATATTTTTGATATATGTTAAGGATGGTAATTGTATATAGCTCATCGTTATATACAATATTTATCTATATTTAGATAGTTTCATACTATTTTATTTATTGTTTTTCTTTGTTAATCTTTTTCTTTGTTAATCTTTTTTTTTTAATCTTTAATTTGATGGGTGTCGGTGCAGCGGTCGGTGCAGCAATTGATATCGGTGCACTATCTCCTGGTAAAGAAGGTGTTGGTGTAATTGCTTTATCATCACCCACTACAGACGTTTGTGGTGAAGTTATTGGTACAGAAGAAGCCAGTAAGGGTGCTGGATCCAAGGCTGGATCCGAGACTGGTTCCGATGTTGGATCCACTGCTGGATCCGCTGCTGGTTCCGATCCCAATACGGATGCAGGGTCGGTGGTATTTTCTGCTAATGACAAGCCAATAAAATTTTTGGCTATTGCTTCAGCATCGACATTCCTTATTTTTTTATAGATGAAATATTTATTCAGGAAAGATATTTTTTTTTCGCCTTCGCTCATATGTAAAGATTTCTCGAATAATTTTTGGAGATATTTATGATGTTTCGCGTCTTTTTCCAAAGTATTATATAAACTTTTAAAAGACCCGATAGCATTATTCATATTCAGTTGTTTCGCTTCTTTATCTGTGATAGGTTCAAAACCATAATTAGAAATCATTCTAGTTAAATATTCATAATTAACAAGATATTCGCGCGCTGATTTATTAATACTTTCTTGAAATACATTAATTGCATAGCCAAGAGATCTTTCATCATCATAAAATGTTTCTTGCTCATATTCTTTCGTGATAGACCACATTTTTTGTTGATTAAAATATAATGTTTCTTCTTCGCCGACATTCTTGTCAGACAGCATTTGGAAAATCTGTGTACCATCATAACTTGTACCAATAAAATAACCCCCCACTTTGGTTGTTTCACTTACATTCCGTAAGAAATTATGTAATGTATTTTTATTTTCAAACATATAATGAATAGCAAATTGTATCGAGCAAATATCAAAGCCATCTTTTCCGATACCATAATTATCATAGACACCTTTACCTAACTCAACAATATCTTTGGCGCCTTTTCCAAATACGGCATTTGTTATTTGTTTACCTTTAAACGTGCGTATGCCTGTTGTGTTTCTTATATTATGTGCTGAATTCCCCGTTACAAACAAGGCGTTGTGCATCGTTTTAAATTTCTTTTTATTGTTTAAATATCTAGCACAGGCACCATCAATGCGATTTTGTATATTATCCGGCGATATATCAACGCCAAAGACAAAACTTAAATTCGCCCGCCGCCATTTTGGTAAATCTCCACCTTTTCCAACGGCCAAGTCTATCAAAGTATTACCTCGGGCAGAGGTTTCTTTAATTAGTTTATCTTTGACATACATATTATGAAACTCACGTAATCCTTTTGTTAAACTATCACCCGATTTAACATTATAATAAACTTCTTCATCAACAATATTTTCAGGAATTCCTGTTCCTGTTCGAATCATATCATTGGTAATAGGATGATGTATGGTATGCCAGTTGCTATTTGCGACATGATAAGCATTACCAAAATTCCTACCAGTAGTCCTTAAATCCGCGGTTTTATCATAGCGTACTCTAAGTGGAAGCCATCGCCAATATTTATCTTTTTCTTTTACATATCTGAATTCTACGATCATATTATCTTCAATAATATCGCCCTCAATAGTTTTCATAATTTTATTATTTGATGGCCCATTTTCTAATAAAATATTACAAATACCTGCTTCCATATCGGTGGGGTTAGAGGGATAAAATTGTACAGGTTTGTATGTAGAGCGCTCATGACTATCATTTAATATAGAATACTCGGCATTAATTATATTTTGACAAGGATTAATATATCCGTGTTTTTTTTCATCATACCCAACCCGTAAAATTGCGGTCTTGTATTGCCGTATTTGTGAGCCAGAACTCATGTTCGTACCATTTTGAAAAATATTTCCAATAAAATCTTGTCCATCATCATTTTTTTTGAAAGAAACTAAAAAGTCTATCGTATTATATTCCACGGGCTTCCATTTAAACGACGATACCCAGGTTGTTTTAGTTGGCATATTTGTTGTTTTTCCAATAGATTCAGAGCCGACACCAAAACTAGCGGGTGTAAAAATCAACCCATCGGTTTCATAATCAAATAAGCCATCGACCTCTTTTTGTAAAATACTATTACATGCTGTGAAAATGCTTTTTTGCGGTGTCCCCAAATAAAAGGTTTTAACTTTTAACGTAATGGGAGATTTTCCTTTATTAATGATTGAATATTCGTGCAAGTTTTTTATAGCCAGGGTTAGTTGCACCAGTCTATAATTTTGTGTTTTCATCTCAGCGGCCGTAAATTCTAAAGTACGCACGTCTTTATTATTAATATAATAAATATCAAAAGCAGCATATAAATTAATGAATTCTCGTTTTTTATTATATAGAATATGCTCTCCATCAATTAAAGTATTAAATAACTCGGTGTTGTCTGTCTTTGCGCCCGTAAATTGGACATTCATATTAGTGGTGATTAAGTATAATTTACCAGAATTGTTAATAAACAATAATTTTCGGTCGCCATCAGCTTTTTCAGTCACGGTATAATTATTTCTAATATTGGCGACGTTTATATTTTCATCTAATGGAATAATGTTTTGCATTTGTAATGTGTATTGCGAAGGACCTATAAAATTTCGGGGTAATATTTTGGTATCTTCTTTATAATTTTCTTGCCATAAAACTTTCATGTAGTCTTGAATAACGGCATTCATTTCGGGATAGGATATAGGATAATTTGTTTCTTGCAATCCAGATAAAATATATCTAATTGCTTTTTTGATTTTCTTATTCAGTAAAGCTGTCATCATTTTAATACTTTTTTCATTATCGGATGGGGATGGTGATGTTGACGGCGAAGATTTTATTGTTTGTAGTAATTCGTGTTTTTTGATAAGTTCTATAATTTTGTCGTTATTAAATTCAATCTCAATTTCGTAATGTTCAAGAGATTTTAGTGTGTTAGACTCTATAAAAGTGTGAAATGCCACCGGTTTTTTGTGATGTTCTTTTGATTTTTTAACTATGCTAACATCTATATTAAAAGGATAATCGTCATGTGTTAAGGTATTCCTAGATATATATCTAAATGTTTTTTTGTTATTTGACCAGGTATCTAACATATTTTTAACGCGACTATTATCGGTATAATAAAGTTTTTCTATGGTCAGTGCTGTTCTAAAATTGAAATCGTCATTATTTATGGGATAAATCATGGTTTCACCATCACTGATATTATTTTTTTGCTGAAAAATAGGTGTCATATCCTCGGTAATGACATTCGTTTTACAATATTTTGATATATTGCCCATCCCATTTATTTCTGTTCTAATATTTGCCACATTTCTTTCCCCAGTGGTTGTATTATGTATGACATTAAATATTCTAAGCATATTCTGTGGTTTGCTAATCGTGAACCCATTAGACAACAATCGTTGAATAGCGTTATTATAGTCAATGCGTGAAATTTTATATACTCCTCTTGTGGCGAATTTAACCTCTAATTCTAGATTTTCGTCTTTGTTTAGAGGTGATAAATATAATTGTTCAACATAAAATTTTATTAAGGACTGCATATCAATAATAGGGGTGCGTTTAGACATATATATATTGAAACAATAATATTTATATTATTGTTTCAATTTTATTAAACCTTTGATAAAATTTCTTGATATAAAATAAGTTTTGTTTTCTTTTTTCCTAGTTCCGAAACTAATGAAATATTCAATTTCGTGGCTATATCTTGTATTTGCGGTATTTTATATGCTGAAATAGCGAGAATAGGTTTTTTATAGTTTATTTGCTGATAAAAATTATCAGTAATGTTTTTGACATCATCTTCACTAATATTCTGTACTATACCGATTCTGCCGTTTTCATCTTTTTTAAGGAGATGTATTTTATCTGGCATATTGTCGTTCATATTATTATTTCCAAATAATTTTAGGTATGATCTGTTAAAAGTATAAATAATATTTATTTTATATACTAAACACATTGCATACAAAGTTGTTATTGAAATACTTTTATCATTAATTAATTCTGATTCTACAATACATCTTTTGATTTTATGGGCTTTTAGTATTTCTTCGTTATTTTTTAACTCTTCGGCTATATTCATCTTAAAAGATGTTTCTGTCTTAAAATGCTTATTATTAATATCATTATACCTATCGATACCTTTATAAATTATGAAAAAACACCAAAAAAATTTATCGTTATATACGGGAGTTACAAATGAAGTATCCTGCTTTATAGATTCCTTCTTCTCCTGCTGCAGGGGCTGCTGGTGCTGCTGGTGCTGCTGGTGCTGGTGCTGGTGCTGCTGGTGCTGCTGGTGCTGCTGCTGGTGCTGCTGCTGGTGCTGGTCCTGCTTCCGCGGATGCTTTATTGTCTCATTAATCTTATTATGTCTTATATTATTATTTCTTATATTATGATAAGCATTTCCAGTAAACATATATTTATTTAATGCATGCAATATATGTTTAGTTGACATTATGATGTATTTAATTGAACGTTATCTTTAAGGTCTTTATTAAAATATTCTTTTTCTAAACGTTCTTTTTCTTTTTCAACAGAATCTAAAGTTCCTTTTTGTTCATCAACGTATTTTACATAATTAGATAACGATTTGATGACATCTTCTTTTAACTCCGTTAAATTAATAAATGTTCCATTGTTGTTTTCATTAATAGGAATATTTTCATGTTTAGATAATATGCTAAATACTTCAATTTGGTGGTATTGCGGCATATCTTCTATTTTATTTTTAAGATTCTCTAAAGATTGCATATGTTTTGTTATATAAATAATATATAAATTTTTTTATATATTATTTTTATATATTATTCAATATGCCTGCGATTGTGCCATATGCCTATGATTATTATTACAAATAAAAAATGAGCAACATTATTTTTTATATCCACCGGAAAATATATTTATGACTATCTAACTTTTAACTACTAGCTTACGTTTTTTTTTAATTACTATTTTTTTTTGCGGCTCTAAAAGTTCTGCAATTATTGAAATAAAGGTGTCATTCAGTTCAAAACGTTGTCCAATGACGCGTATTTGTATATTATCGCCTATTTTAACACTATTGAAGTAATCTGTAATTTCATGGTGATCTCTTGCTATAAATATGACTAACGGGCTGTCATTTACACCAACTTCTGCGCGAATACCAGCTTTTGTTATATTTTTTATAGTGCAGTTAATCTTCATACCTTCTACGGGCATACACACCTCACATTCAAACATAACATGAAAATGTACGTTTTCACCATCTACGGAACCACTAGAATAACTAACGATATTTATGGTATTTTTTTTAATATAACCTTCAACAACACATTTACCGCTCATTTGTGATGATAATATTTTTTCCAAGGTTTGTTTAATATTACCCCCCACGTTTATAATATTCACCGGAACATTTCTCGAAATTAATATTTTATAGAATACACTATTATCTACTTGAGTAGGTATTGATGGTTGAAGCATGCTAGTCATATTATATTAAAATAATATTATTCTTTATTTTAAATCAATTTTATTTAAACGAATAATAAAGCGTTTCAAGATATAACACACTATAAAATTTTATTTATCAAATTCTTGCATATTTGCTTCTAATGGGGTGACGAACCAAATGTTTTTGTTTTCTTTAATGCTATTTAAATATCTTAAATAAAGTTCTTGCACAACACACAAGTGTGTTCTAGTGGCATTTTCAAAATAAACATAATGCTCTGCAATACCTGCGGCTGAAAATATTTCTTGTAAGACAATTGTCGCATTACCTTTGGAAGATTGGTCGCATCTAGCCCCTTTATTTCTCATATTTGAATTATCTTTGACCTTAAATATCATATCTTCTTCTTTTTTAAATTTGGATAAATAACCGACATATTTATTAAAACGTTTTTTATTTTTGTGTTGCACATCAATGATATTACTTTTAATAGTATGTTGTAATTTATACATATCAGCAGGCGTCCCTTCGGACCATTGTTTTATTTCATCATGATGTTTTTTAACTAGTAAGGATCTTGGAGGAGTTTTACTATAATTATGAATTAATAATCCGGTACTTTCATCACCAACTAAATATAACTTCTCAAAATATTCCTGAATAAATAGTTTTAATTGTGGTGGTAAACCATGGGAACTATCCAATTCATTTAATAAAATAATTATTTCTTCCGCAGTTAAATTTTCCACAATATGAGCTGTTAATAAAGATAACAACTTTTCAGAGGAAATACCGATTTTTTGCATTATTTTAATGGTTACACTACAATAAACAAACCAATCTGTCTCACCGCGTTTGATAAGTTCAGTCTCAGTGCCAGTAGTGTATTGTTGTTGAATTTTTTCAAATAAACTTTTAACTTTATTAGCATATGTTTTGTCATCTATGCGGTCCGGGTCGTCATTTTTACGGGGACTAATAATATTTTGTGGCATCTCTAAATATTCACGCTTGTAAGGGATAGGAATACTTCGTTCAAAAGTTGAAATTCTCTCTTGTTTAAGTTCTAGTGGTTGAAACAAATATAAATTACCGATGTTAATAACATTACCTAAACGCCCATATTTATCCGAAATATATTCACTTTTATCTTCAATAAGTTGTTGAAGAGAAGCATTTATTTGAGATAACGGGTATTTTCTTACAATATTTATGTGTGAAATCAATTGTTTTTTTTCAAAAACAAAGCTTTCTTTAAATAAATCTTTAATTCTTTGTATTATTTTTTCGGTAGTTTTCATAATAAATGGTTCGGTATATGAATCGCTATTTATCTCGGTGTCGATAATATCTTTGTGTGGAGTACAAGTATATTGACATTTTTCCATATAATCACACATTGAGGAATAGGGACGATCTCCTATTTGATATTCAATAAGTTTACCACTCGATAATTGTTGTGGAATAGTTTGTTTCATATTGTCAATAGTAAATCCTGTTTGTTCTATATTTAATAAACAATCGACGGCGGATTCTTTTAGTGCTCGAGAAACCTGTCCAATATTTATGGATTTTCTCTCGGCATGTCTATAAATATACATATCGACAGCTTCCATTTTTTTATCATCCAGCATAGAACCATACAAATATAGTTCCACGTTTCTTTCTTTTAATGGGAGGTCTTTATGACTGCAGGTTCTCACCGCTCGACCAATAATTTGTTCTATTCTGTTCATATTATACCAAGGTTCAAGTATATGTACCTGACGTATAAATTTAAAATCAATACCCTCGGAACCAGCTTGAGAGATCAATACAACTTTAATCAAAGAACCATCTTTATTTTCGGTATTCGTTAAATGTTTTACATCTCGAGCATTATTTGGTGATAATGTTTTATCACCCGTAATCATAGTATACTTAGCAGCAGTAAAAGAAGTTGTATCTTCTAATTGACTTTTAGGTTTTAAATGAAGAGCGTCTATATTTTCGGTTGGTGGTGTTTTAAATAATGAATTTCCACCTGATCGAATAAAACCTAACTCTTCTAAGGCTAGAGCTATGGGGACTAAACCTCCATCGATATATTGTGAATATATTAATATAACCCCGGTTGATTGCAAGATAGTATCACATATACTTTTTATTTTGCCACTATATTTCCCTATTTCTGATGGTGAAAATATATTACCATATTTTGACTCACGATACTCAAAATCACTTCGCATGGTTGACATATTGCCTGATTTAAACGTCATAATATTTTTAAGACCTACTTTTCCAACAATAATACTGGGGTCAAACTCGGTTTTGAGATCTGTTTTGAGATCTGTTTTTATCTTTTCCAGGGGTGCTAATGAACCTTCCACGGGTGCTAATGAACCTTCCACGGGTGATAATGAACCTTCCACGGGTGCTAATGAACCTTCCACGGGTGATAATGAACCTTCCACGGGTGATAATGAACCTTCCACGGGTGCTAATGAATCTGTGCCACCAGTTTGCGTACCCTCTTTTTTAAATTCATCTAGGTTTGATATTTTAATTTCACCATCACTATCATCGAGTTTTAGGTTATCATCCTCGTCATCTGAACTATCGACATCTGAACTATCGACATCTGAACTATC